GGTATATCTACATCAGCATAAAAACCACTTAGCTGTTGTTTTTTAATTTCATTCCTAGACATACTGATAACATGCGTAATTCTTTCTGCTGTAGAAATATCTGGTGCTTCATATGGAACTACAAGATCTTCTGGTGGTATGAATTTTGAAACAGCTCTCTTTAATGAAAAGTCATAGTATATTTTCTTAAATGCTGAACCAGCTAATGGTAAGAAAAATAACAACTGATCTAACTCTGGATCATACTCTTGCATTACATTCATAATGTAATAATTCATAAATTCTTGTACGCGATCTGCTTGGCTTTCTGTTTCTGCTGTTCTGCTTCCAATAATTTGTGTCTTAACAGGTCCTTTTGCTGGTAGCAGCTCCTTATATGCTGTTGCTTGGAACTGTGTCACTGCTTCAGCTAAAATTGGGTGAATTACACCACTCGATCCTTCAAATGGCTGTGACCTTGATTCATCAAATTTCATGCCTAGATATTGCAATCCATCAGTGTAGGTTTTCTCCCATTCAGATCTTGAATCGAAATCACCTTGTATTGACTCTACAAGTTCACTAGCTAATCTGCGTAAATCACTGCTATCTAAACTATCAGCTAAATTTGCATAGAAATCTTCTTCTACCATTTCTGCTTGTTCGTTCAATTCTTCTTCAGTAAAAATATCATCACCTGACACAACAATACTAGCAGCTTCTAATAATTCTTCTTCTCTAGTCTTATCTGGAACAACCTCGATCTCTGAGCCTGTTTCGATTATGTCTGGATCATTCTCAGTACCTAAAACTCTTTCAACTGCCATAATATTTCCCTAATGTATTACTGTGTCTTGATCAATTTCAAATTCATCGAGACTCATTTCACTATCAATTATCATTTCTAATTCACCAACTAAAACTAATCCAGCCATTGTGCAAATCAATTTTGCTTTTTTTCTATCTATTGCAACAATATTTGGTCCAGCATGTAATTCGCCATCGTGAATATATGATGTTAGCCAAATCTTCATTACATTAATAATATACTGTTCTGTTCTTTTTTAACAATTTTACTTCATCTTTGTAATCTTCATTCAATGAAAGAAAGCCACCTTGCCTAAATCTCATTAGTGCCATAGTCATACTATCCACATAGTCATCATAGTCTCCATAAGGGAAACTAGCGCATTCTTCACGCACTTCATCTGCAAATGGTTCATCTGGCAACCAGACCATTCCAGATTCAAATATCGGTGCTACACTATTCATTCTAGCAACCTTATCTTGACCTCTCGATGGTGAATAAGCAGTAACAGGTATTCCCATTCTTCTTAATTCTTGTGTCAGTGGAGTACCTGTTGCTTTTGCTTCTATCAAAATACAGTCTGGTTCCCAATACTTATATTCATCCCATGCTAACCTTTTCAACTCAGGAAAATCAACTCTGACTCTCTTAGCATCTAAAAGAATTATATTAGGCTGTCCATCATCCTCATGCTCAAAAATCGCCCATGTAGTGATTGCTGAATAATCAGCACTTTCTTTTTTACTAAACGCTGTATCGTAACTTTGTATTACATACTCATAAGCTGGTGCAGTGTCTTCATGCCACTCTCGCCACCATTCTCTTTTTATGATGGATCCTTCTTCTGCTGTTGGATTTTGCATCCATTGTGCGTTCCATTTGGCGACAGGTAGAGCTGCTTTTACACTTAATAATTCTTCTTTTTTCCAAAACTCACCCCATAATGGCTTATCACTTTTTGGCATAATTGCTGGAAACTCTACTACTTCCCATTTATCTGCATGCTCATCACCTTGTTTTTTTAGCAATCTGCCTACAAGATCTTTGGTAGACCAGCGTGTCATTACTATAATTATTGTTCCACCGGGTTGTAATCGCTGACGAGGACCTGATGTGTACCACTCATAGGCACTATCCATTGCTTTTGGACTCAACGCATCTTGCTCTGAATGTGGATCATCAATAATTAATAGATCTGCACCACGACCTGTAATTGCACCACCTACACCAGCGTAGAATGATTCGCCTTCTTGGTTTGTAGTCCATCTACCAGCTGATTTGTTGTCAGCTTGTAATCTTAAATTAGGAAAAATTGTTTTGAAATCATCACTATCTATAAGATTCCTAACCTTTCTTCCGAATCTAACAGCTAATTCTGCTGTGTGCGTACACTGAATAATTTTTAATGCTCCATTCAATCCCATCATCCAAGCTGGTAAATAAGTGCTGGCAAACTCTGATTTAGAATGTCGTGGTGGCAAGCAAACAATTAATCTTTTCAATTTACCTGTAGCTATACGATTAAATTTATCTGCAATTATTTTGTGATGCCTTCCCATAATGAAAGTATCACCCCACATATATTTAACAAAGGATAAAAAATCTTTGTGACAAGATTTTTGATTATCTAGTTGTTCATATCTATTGAGTAAAGATATTGCTTCATCTTTTTCTGATTGAGAAAGTATATCGAAATCTTTTAAGGAAAGTTCTTTCATATAGGAATTCGGAGATGGTAGCTAGATAGTGACAATATGGTACTACCATCTCCTGAGCAGTAATGGAGAACTGCCTAGAGGTAGTATAATTGATATCTTAAACTTCATGCCACTCTTTTCCTTCGAATAACAAAGATTCAGCTTCGCGCCTTCTAATCAACCCATCCAAAACTTTGCCACCAGCTTTATTCCAACGCTTAAATTGTGCTGGTATTTCATTGTATTTTTCTAGGTTAAGCAACTTGAGGAGCGTACTGCTCCTAAGATTGTTCGGTCCTAAATTGAAAGTAAAAGCTACCAATGCAGAAAATTGACCTGATGTAAGTTCTACTGTGACTAAATCATTCACATAGTTTTCAAATTCTACCAAATCTTCTACAAGCATTTTTTCAGCTATTTCCTGTGTAATATGCATATCTTCAGCAACATCTCTGGTATGCCCATAACCGATTGTAGGAACATCTGCGCTACACCGATATGTTTCGAGCTTGCAACCTTCGAACTTCTTGATTAACTCAATACCTTCTTGACTAATCTTCATCGTTTTCTCCTTTAGTCACTTTTCTATAATAAACAATTATTTCTTGCATTTCGTTGATGTATCTTTTTAATTCTTGCATGTTATAAGCCATAAGCTCGTAATCAGGCACACTCATTGCGAAAAATACCAATTGCCCTTGCTCTTTTTCAACTCTGGCTATAAATTCATCAATATTAGATTTACTTACAACAAACCAATAAGGTTCCTTGAGATCAATTTCTCTAGGCATAATAGGCTGTACAATAGTTTTCTCTACTGGTTTTGTTATTATTTGTACTTCAGGTGGCTTTGGATCAGGGATCAGTCTTTGATACAGACTGCAACTGCAAACCATCGTCAATACTATCCAGAATCCTAGAATCTTCTTCAATGCTTTTAAATACATTCTTTGTTCCTTTGTTGGCTCTTGTTTCAATAAGATTTGGCTTTGCTGATGCCAATTTAGTCAAACTATGTCTTCTAAAAACATCGAGATAATTATTCATCTCTTTTTGTATCTCGTTGCTCTTTGCTTGTATCTCTAACAGACCTTCTGTTTGTGTACTAAAATCCGCTTGTAATTTAGTTATGGTTTCTTGTTGCTCTTTATCTCTGACCTCAAACGCATAGTTAAGAGCTTTTAATTCTGCGTTTTGATTCCATAACAAATAACCACCAAACGACATAACAAGAATAACACCTATCAATATTTTGCTCATCTTTTTGCCTAGTTAATTAATGTTATGGGGACTTTAGCATATTTGTATAAATTTTAACAACATTAACTGCCTTGCTTGATATTTATATAAGATTGAGTACCACCATTAACTCTGACTTGATTTACTTTTCCTTCTTGATCTATCCTAATTGCTGTACTGCTGTCCTTGGAAACCTGTATTTGTAATTTACCTTCCACTTCGCGTATTAATTTCACTTCTGAGTCTGTCACAAAACTGGATATCTGTGTGTCTGAATCATAACCAATACTTGTTCCTTCCAAGCCTTGTTTTGCCAATGCTCCTGATGCTTTGCTTAATTCATCTACCTCTTGTATTACATCAAGCAAATCTTCCAAAAAATTAGTTGCGAGGTAATCTATATCAAGCTCTGTGTATTCTAGCTCTGATTCTGCATCTAAGACATCAGCATCTAAATCGTCAAATTCGAGGAAATCTGTGTCCAATATAGATGATGATGCAGTTGCGCTTGATTCATTTGTCTCTAGTTGTTTTTCTTCTGGTGGAGAAACAATTAAATAGTTATCTATTTGATCTAAAGTAAGATCTAGTATTACTGGATTTGATGGCACTGATTCCAAGTTATACACAGTTGTAGCCTGATATGGTTTATTTAAAACCACACTTCCCAGAGCAGTTGTCACGATAATCTCACCTGAACTTTCGCCAAATTCATCAGGCAGTAGAATAACGAGAACTTCCCCAGTGTCTTTAACCGTGAGAGTTAGATCTGTTCCACGGATCCCAACAGTAGCACTGTTTCCAGCTCGTATCTTAATGTTTTCTTTTTTTATTCTTTTTGACTTTGAACTGATAAACCTACCGGTTCCTTTTACAAAGTTCAAAGCCATACTGGAGTTAGATGGATTTGGATCAAATATAAAGGAGTCAACAATCACGGTGCTATTTTCTGTCAACCTAATAGTAGTATCATCACGGAAAGTTACACCCATGCGACCTGAAGCTGTTTCCAGCTTATCCATAGAATCTAGTGAGAAGCCTACCTCACTTTTTAAAGGTTTTTCTCGAACAACTCTGGTTACACCATTTAGCTCAGAGATTGAGCCAATATCTTTAGCAAGAGGTTGAGGTTCCTTGGTCATTTTGCTGGATGCAGACTGAGCCGTTGCTTCCAGATGAAGTGACACGCAGCCAATCATTATCCAGAGTAGATTGTTGATCAATGTCGAAAGATCTCGATCCACCATCATGTTCGAGCTTGAAATATGCGCCAGCATAGCCATCTCCGTTATAATCTACTGTATTTGAATCCCCGTCTAAATCTATGTAATTTGTCGCTGAATCCACATCCAAGTCAATATGCACAGTATTACTAGAACCTTGCACAATCGTGTCTATATCTGCGCCACTAGCTAAAGAATTTGTAGCTAAGTCTAGTGTCATGGTGTTACTCGATCCATCGATATCCACATTTACATTTGATGAGTCGGCATTGTTCGAGTTACTAGGATCAACTTGTATTGTATATGAGTTACTATCTCCATCTATATCGAACACACCTGTAAAGGAATCAGCTGTTATATCACCTCTATAAAGGTTGCTGTCGCCAATTAGATTCAAATCTAATGACATCGAATTGCCGTCAAGATCAAATGGTGTCATAGATCCATGAGCAGATAATAATCCACCTATGATGTTTCCAGAACCTAGCTGCTCCAAATCTATTGATGAGGATGTTCCAGCTTGATCCACATAAATTTCGTTATCATCTGCTATTGCAATACAGCAAACTAATAATAAACTAATTAACTTCTTCATCTCTAATCTCCCAGTACCCTTTTGTCTCGCCTATCTTTATTATTTCTAGTACAGCTCTTTCAACTACTGATTGTAAAACAATGCTAGTTGATTCATTTTGCGCTCTACCACCTTCCACCTCTACCAACCTTTGTCCTTCATCCAAAAATCGAAAAATATCTTGTGAGATTCCAACACTTAAAAGGCTTTTTTGCGCAGAAGTTTCTATTAATATCTCTCCTGTACTGACTGAAACAAGCCTTAAACTAACTGTCATTAAATCTTCTCTGTACTGCTTAGAGCTACCAATACCAAGGTAACGTGCTCCGCTGCCACCACTAAGTACATTCTGATCATAACTCAATACACCCCCTTGAAGCAAAAGTCCAGCGAACAGTAAAGGTTTAACTTCGCTTTGATCTTCAAAATCTACCCTAGTAGATCTAATTATTTGTCTTTCTTTGGTGAGCGAATCTAAGCCTACTCTTTCAACAACTCGCCAGAATTTACCATTGCCACTGTGTTTTAATGCTCTAATAAGAAACGCTTCTGGTGCTTGGGTGATAGCAGTTGAAAATAATGCAAACTGTCCATTACTTTTGCGCTGACCTGTGTGATCTGCAAAAGAATTTGGATATATGGCTACAACTGGTTTTCTTGTAGGTACACCAACATTTTTTAATTCTTCTGATTGTAGATCTAATATAGAAGAACTTTTAATAACGATACTAGGAATACCGCTACCTTCCAACATGTTGTGGGAAGCACAGCTAGAAAGTAAAACTACCGATAGGCACAGTAATAGACGTTTGTCCACCCAGTTCGTCTGTAATAGTGAGCGTAATAAATTCATCATTCTCCACAGTATATTCTATTATGTTTCCCTCAAGCTCTAATTTACCAGATTTCTGAGGTGTCTCGCCAAAGAGCTGTTCTACCATTTGTCTACTTAGTTGAGCATACACCCTAGATTCAAGGTTTCTAATAAAACGCGCTAAGGTAGTATTTTGTGCATCTCTGGCTAATTCATCTTGATAGGCTTTAATTTCATCCTTGACAGCTTGCTTTCGACTGGCTTCTTGCGAATCTACTGTAAGATAATGACTTGAGGTGTTGATACCAGAAAATGCTGGACTTTTAAACTTGAACATTATTTCGTCTGCATAGCCATAAGAAGTCAATAACACTAAAAACAATGCTAAATATACATATATTACTAAAAACCACGAAAAACTACTTTTCATCATCCTTCAACTTATTTTCTTCTTTTAATTCTAGCACAGTATTGGTTTTCTGCTGTAATCTGATCATGTCTTGGTCCAGCAACCTGAGCTGATCGGTCAAACGTATGATAGTTACCTTCATTTCTTGTACTGCTGGATCAATTTTATTTGTAATAGTTTGCCATACAAAAAATACGAAATACCCAAGACCAAGGACCATCGTAATTGGAAACCCAAACTCGGCTACTATCTTTGCAATATCCATTAATCTCGCCTTGCATCGATTTTCCCGTCTTCAACGAAATTTTCTGCTCTGGCTATACGATCTAAATCTGGTGATAATCCTAATGCACTGCTGACGCTAGTGTCTATTCTAATCATATCGTTATTCATAGTTGCTGCTCTGGTAATGAGCATTTTAGATATGGCTTGGACTGTTTGTATTTC